CTGTGTGTTTTTCTAGTACAGACCGCATAATTCCCGTTTGAGTGCCTGCATCATCACTATCTAGGAATCGGCTGGCTGGATCCATCATAAAGACTCGGTCATGATAAATTACCCCTGCCATAGCGTTAATTGCCCATACTTCGTCAATTGGCTGAGAATGAGTCTTGGCTAGGATAAATTGACTATGGGATTTTCCCATTGCCACAATAGCAATACTTTTACCTGATAAGTCTGGAATCATCTAACTGGGTACCTTACTTGTCCACTACGATAAGAGTCTTGACGATCTTTAGCGTCACCCAATTGTTTGAGTTCTGCCATTGCACGGTCAAAACGGGCTTTGTATAAATTTACGGTGTCGGCATCTGACTTCATAAAGTTAGCTGCCTCTAGTAATGCACCGTATAACAATACAGAATCAAAGTTTGTGCCAAGCCACGAAGTACCAGCGGTAACAATTGACTGTGGGTAGTAGAAATAATGCAGTTCTACCGCATAGTTTGCGTTGGGAGTCGGTCCAAGAATGAACGAATTGTCATCAAATATGGCGTAATACTCTGGCTCTGCATAAAAAGCTGGGTCAGTATCGGGGTAGGATTCACGAATAAAGTTCACGTCTTTGTTTAAAAGATAGTGATATTCGTTGTTTGCGTTAATAACCGCAAGACTAAACGTAGCCAGCCAATCCGTTGGAGTCGCTAAGTACTTATTGCCTGCACTTGTGTTTCCAGTCACGTTCCGTCTAAACGCTGGCATCTGCACCGTATTAAAAACGCTTTGCTCAGCAAGTTGTACGAAACGTGCAATCTGCTCAGGAGACGTAAAAGCGCCTACCGTTGCTGGGAAATCGTTCTCAGCGAAGCCTTTAATAGCAGCGGTTAACTGCGTGTAATTCATCCCATCTTCCCACTAGACATACGACCTTTAGTCGCAGCACCAGCACCACGCATCTCAATCTTGCCGTACTGATTTACGGGTTTGCCATTACCTTTACTGATACCGTCAACCGAAATGTTCATAGTAGTCATTTCTTGAGCGCCAGTCATGCCTTTAGAAGTCAGTCCCTTGGCAGAGATTGTCTTACCCTTCATCGTATGGGGAGGAGCATAAACTTTAGCGTCTCCGACTTCCTTACCCATTACTTTTTTGGAATAGTTAGCCATTATCGACCTCGACCAGCTGATTTACGCATTCCCTGGTTCTGAACCTTGGCAAGATTGCGCCCAATCTTCTTCATTACGTTTTGATCTTTACCGCCCATTTTTGGCTTTGCTTTCATGCCCAATACTGTAGGACCGCTATCGCCTAAATTTTTACCTTCAGTTTTGCCTTTTTTAGCAATTCCATCTGCATCTTTCTTAAACATTTTTAACCCCTTATGTTGTTGTTACCGTTACACTTCCTACCTGACCTTCTGGTGCCAAATTGTTTGGTGTTAAACCATCATCTCTAGCGCCGCCAACAGGGTTCCAACCCCATTGAAATATTCTACTACCACCCTCTGGAAAACCAATACCTTCTTCAGTACGATCATTTGTACCGTTAATCTGTAAACCGCTACTTCCAGATACCGTATAGCTTACATCAGGGCGTGGTTCCCGTACAGCTTGTGGATCATCTACTGGGTATAAACCTAACGACAACTGTGGCTGATCTGGATCCCAACAGCTAGGACACACCTTAATGTTCTTTATCTGTTGCTTAATAACTAACTTTTTAAGCTCCTTTAGCTTATACCGCTGACCACATCGGTCACATTCGGCAATTGCAAATTTGCCACTAGAGAATTTATTAGGCATAGAACATAGACCTTGGCACGAACCTAACGGCAGCCTTTTCTCTGTCCTCTGTAGACGCCATTAACCATTGTTCTTCGTATTCACTTTTTAAAAACTGCATTCTAGGTAGTGCGTCTGGTAACTTTTGAGCTAAGTAAAAAGCAAGCCCAGCCACCATACAAGGCAATAAACGGAATGGGATATCTTGCTCTACAGTGCCGTTAGTACCTGCATCTTGAATACGGCGCATTCTCCAATACACAAACGTATAGGGACCGCCACCAGCATCTGGGGTGGGCCAGACATTAATTGAGTTAAGGTTTTGGACTGTTATAGCCGCTCCAATAGCATGAGACGCTGCTGTGGTGTTATTTTGCCCTCTGTAGCAGTTAATTAGCTGATTACCGACAATGTTGGAATACCCAATAGTCTCATTACCAAGCTTGATAAACCCGCCGCTAGCTAATTGACTTGGGTTATTTACCGTAATCGTAGTGTCCGTGGCTGAAATAGCCGCAGTTAGAACCACAGAAGTAGCATTAGACTGGGCAGACTGACGGTTAATCCAGCACTGAATTGGTCTACCAGTAGTTAGTTTATTTGGGATAGTTGAGTATGTAGATTCAGAAATACGGCTGATATTGATGTCAATTTGATTGCTTTGTACACCGTTGTTTTGGCGCACCACCATATCTAGAATGTCAATCGTATCGTTTGGCATAGCGTATAAAGCTTGCCCCGTAACCATAGATATCTGCCCCTGTTCGATAGTCCATAGGTTAATTCCTCGGTTCGCCCACTCAATAGTCAGTAGATTTAAAGAGCGACGCGCAGTACGCATATCGTACCCAGTACGAAGTTCTTGCCCGCAACGCTCAAAAGCCTCTTCAATGAGGTTATTTAAATCTAAATTAAATGTGGTAGAGCCTGAAGTGGACATTACTTAACCTTTCGAAACGGCTTTACTTTTGCTTTTACTTTTGCTGGTTGGGGGACGAACTGCTTTCCCTGTGCTTTTCCCGCTCGTTTTGCTCGTGTTGTTGCTGCGTACTCTTGTGGGCTTAGCGACTGGATTGCTTTTTTTGGCAGGTACCGCTCGCCTGTTTCGGACGACTTTTTCCCCGACTTGGTTGTCCAGTCTTGCTTGCCCCATGCTTTCAGGCTTCGTTGTGATTTCGCTAGTGCCACCGAGTAGCCTCCAAAGCCAATTAAACATTACTTATAACCGCCGCCAGCAGCTTTATATTTCTTAGCTACTAGCTGCGCCTTACGAGCTGACCACTGACCTGCGCCAGTACCATGTGTTGCGGCAGCTTTAACCTGCGAAACAATCCGCTTACGCAGACTTGGCTTGGTATAGTTCCCCGCAGCATTGACCTTCCCGCCTTCTTTATATTGAGTAAAGTCGGTATTATCCCTGCGTTCTTTTTTAACGCCTTTACCCATTTTAGATGGCAGTACAGCACCCATGCCACGGCTTGGTCTCATACCATTTTACCTTTAGTTTTGCCACGGATTGCACATCCGTCCGCACGTTTGGAAGCAGACGATTTAATCATCCCGCCCTTAGCCTTCATTTGGGGTTTAACAACAACGTCACTACCTAAAGAGGCTTGAAGTTCTGCAGCATCTGCTTCGCTTTGTGTTGGTTTATTTTCAGCAGGTTTAGCAGGTTGAGCAGGTTTAGCATTAAACGCCTTGCTAACAGATGCTCTATGTATTGCTGCTGTGTTTTTGTTAATTTTTCTGTCCATATTAAGCCCTTGTCTTTCCACGAATAGCACAGCCATCCGCACGTTTAGAGGCGGAAGTTTTTACAGATCCGCCTGATTTATAAGAAGATACCTTACCGCCTTTTTTCATTGCAAACTTACCTTCACCGATATTCTTACGCAAAGATCGGAGCGCAGACGCAGAACCAGGAGCATCGGGGTCAATACCGTAGTTCTTAGCATTACTACGCTTCATCTCAACATCACGGACAGCAGCACGTTCTGCACGGGTTTTAGCCTTTGAACCAGCTTTGTCAAAAGACAATATTTTAGTAGGTCTATCTTCTAACATTTTTACTGCTTTATTCTCTAACTGTTTAGCTGCTTTACGGGCACTAGCGCCAGTAATTGCTTTTAAACCCATCTTTAAAAGACCGCCGCCAGGAATAAAGCTTTCAGGCTCAACACGCTCAAGGGCTTGTTTCTTAGTTAGACTCTCCATGCGAGTTTTATACTCGTCAGCTGATTCGCCTTTAGGCTTAGCTGGGGTCTTAGAAACAGTAGTCTTGGTAATAGTTTTAGTTTCAGGCAATTCGTTTTGTTCGCCGTAGCCAGTAGTACCAGCTGGGGAATCATCAGGCATAACCGAACGTAATGCGCGAGCCCGAACGTCATCGTCAATCATTTTGTTCTGACCTTCAGCGGTTGAAAACCCACCGTCGGCGAACTTACGCATTTTTCGTTTAGTAGCCATGATTTAGCAAGCTCCGCCTTTTTTCATATTAATCATTGTGCCTTTGGTCTTACCTTTGATCTCAATGCCACCGCCACGAGCCATGCCGTGCATCTTCTTCTCATGACCTTTAACGGCTTTGGCTGCCACTTTTTTCATCATTGGCTTGTCTTTAGCCATGTCTGAGTGAGCCATGCCACCCTTTTTCATCTTACCTACACCGTCAGCAGCAAACGCTGGAACTTTTTTGCCATCTTTTTCGACCATTGGCATACCGCCAGCAGCCATTTTCATTGGTTTCTTTTTATCTGCTTTCATAAAATCTTCTCCTACGGATTTAGAAACGCCAGCTTTCTTGGCGAACTTGGGGTTATTGGCTACGGCAGCCATGAAATTGTGTTGTTTTTTAGAGACGCTTGGCATTATTTACCTTTGAATAAGCTGATCAATTTTGCTTTCAAGTTTGTTAAACCGCGCATCCATGTGTTCAACAATCCGCTCAACTTCTGCTTTAGTAACATTATCACGGGCTACCTCTTCTCTTGTTTTGTTTAAAAGAATATCAATGCGTTTTAATTCATTAAACTTTTCGTGCATTATGTATCCAAGCAAAGCTACAAATATACTAAGTCCGCCAGTCCAGAGTTCTAACATATTTAGCATTTCCACCTCTTTAGGGAGGCAGCCTTTCTTGTAGGCTTGCCACTTTCATCCTTCATAGGTCCAGACATCCCAGACATACGGGCACAGAACGACTTCTTCCTACCAGCATCCGCTTTAGTCTTTGGACTTGGTGCAGGAGCCTTTAGATTCGAGCCAGTAGCCGCATTATATTTAGCACGACCCTTGGCGGTAAGCCCAGCGCCCTTAGATACAGGCAGCTTTTCACCACGACCAACCGCAAGGGATACGCCTTTCTTAGCCATAATAAATCTGCGCTGAGTCAATAGCGTTCATATACGCATAAATCCCATTAGCTGCTAAAACACCCTCGCCAGGAATAACGGGAGCATTTTGGAACTCGTCTGAACTGTGAGTTTCATAGGTTAGTAACCAACGATTGACTCCGCTAACATACAAAGCAGCCGTAGACGTTATTGAACCTGTATTAATGTCATTTAACGTAAACGAATTTGCATCTACTCTAGTAATAGAATAATTGCCATCTGTTGCGGATGCACCTGCATTGGAAGCAAAGTGAATACCAACCATATCGCCTGTAACTAAACCATGAGCCGTTTTAGATACTGTTACTAAAGTTCCTGTACGTGCATAAGTAACGCTAGACGTTACAGGGGCGACTGTAGTATCAAACAAAACTAAAGTTCCACTGCCACCAAAAAAAGAAACGCCTTTGACACGGTTGCGCCCAAGAACAAAGAACCCACTTTCGTTTAAGTGTCCTTGTTTTACATCATATTGCATAGCCATAATTAATCTCCAATAAGGTTAAACAGGGGGTGAACCCCCTAGATTAATTAAACGTCAGCTGCTAGTGCGTTAGCAATCGCAAGCCAAGGGGCGGATTGATTGCCGTTACCAGTCCATTGGACTACTGAATTAACAGCAATATTTACGCCAGCTGCATTTTCGTTTACGGGCTGAGTACCAAAACCTTTGAGGATATGAACCAAAGTAGGATCTTGATTGTATACCTGACCACGGATACCGTTGTAGTTGGCATCAGCTGGATATTGGCCTGGCTCAAAAGTACCGCTAACTACTTGGGGAAGTACCAAAGTAACTGCGCCAGCAGGACCACCTTGAGCTGTAGCTAGAATGACATAGGTAGAGCCTGCGTCAATACTAATAGGGGAAGTGTCTGCTGAAGTAATGTAGTTGACAGGCTGCATGAAGCCGTTTGTCGAGTTTACTGGACCGCTAAATGTGGTTTTTGCCATAGTTGAAAATCTCCGTGTTATAGCACATCCCTGTATCGTCTCTATAACGTCTGCTAGGTCAGTCGATACAAGTAAAAAGTTCCTAGACGTACCGTAATATTACTACTATTTTGGCTTTGTGCAAGTGGTTTGCACAAATAAAATGCCCCTCCGAAGAGGGGCGCCAAGTCACCGAAGTAACAAGGGGGGTAGTGCTTAAGCGCCTGGTGAACCGAACATTCCCAGCGGATCCGAGAATCCGAAAGAATAACGCTCACGAGACTTGTAACGGACGTTACCAGTATCGAAGTCACCGTCCATGCTGTTGCTCAAAGGAGTACGAACGAAGTGCTTCATACCGTTTGGAACATCAGTTGTCAGGAAGTAAGCATTTGGCTCGGTCAGGTAGTTATTAACTGTATAACCTTCTGGGATCGAACCGTTGTTTACGATAGCGTTGATGTCGTTATCAGCAGTGCCAACACGCAGTTGAGTTTCGAGCAAACGAGTTGCAACGAACTGTAGTGCAGGTGGAACAACCAATTTCTTAGGTTTAGCAGCGATCAAAAGACCACGCTCATCAGTCCATGCAGCGATCTGAATAACGGCGGCTTCCAAGGAAGTCTCGTTTAAATCAGCAGGAGTTGATTGAGTGTTGCTGTTTACACCACCAGAAACGAGTGGGTGAGCTGTGCTGAACAATGCAACACCGTCACCACCAGCAAAAGTGCCAGCAGTAAAGCCGTTGTTTAATACAGCAGCTGCCTTAGTTTGCTTGGTGTATGCCATAGCACGAGCCAAAGCCTTGGTATAGCGGGCTGAGAGGCTGTCGTAGAGGTTGTCTTCGATTGCTTCTTCAGTCAAGCTAAAGCCGAGGGCGATAGTTTCGTGGTTATAACGGGCTGTGAATGCCTCTTGTGCATTGTCATAAGCGATGGCAGAACCCTCGTTTTTGACTGGTGCAGCGGAGAAGCCAGACAGCTTGGTTTCTTCTTCGAACGAACGCTCAGAGGTCTCAGTTTCGTAGATCTCTTTGTGTTGTTCACCATATGTTGCGTACTCAAGACCAAACAATGCGTTCAGACCTGGGAGCAACTCTTTCAGTAGTTGTGCACGTGAAATAGCCATTTTCTAAGCTCCTTATACGCCAGTTGAGTTGTTGTACTGATGCATAGTCGCATTTATCTTAACGATAAACTCAACGAATGTGTCAGCGCCAGTCGCAGTTTCTCTTACCACATCAATAATGCGGATAGGCAGAGTATTAGTAGTAGCTTGCGTACCTTCATCAATCGCTACTTTGGAATTACCAGTAATGGTAGATCCAGCGTTTTGAATCAGAGCAATGTTATTACCAATAGCAGAAATACCCATTCCAGCCACGGTTGTGCCTGAAGAACAAGAAACTACTTGGAAC